GCTTCAATACTGGAAAATCAAAGAAGATACCATTGTGTGCAACAATTTCAGTTGCGTTGTTCAAGTAAGTCTGCAACAACTCAGGAGTCTTAAAACTGAACCACTCATCTGTGTCAATGTTACGAGTAACAACGCACCAAATCTTGTCGTGTGCTAGGTTAGTTTCAATGTCAAGAACTATTCTCATTCTATGATTGTAACCAAATCTGTCAAACTAATCAAGTACATTCTGGAAGTGTTGTCATCACCACCACGAACCATTTTAGGCATATTCTTTGTAATATAGGAGCGTAGTTTGTATACCGGAAACACTAAGGTCATAACAATGTCATCGCCCTTAGCAAGATTATGGAACCAGTAGTCTGCTTCAGTAGTAGCAATTCCACTAGGACGACCACGACTCTCAAACTCAACCACAATGTTACCGGTTCTGCTCCACATATCTCGCTCAGTCTTAACCTCTATTTTGCTGTTCTGCAACATATCAGCAACTTTCTGCTCAAATACTTGTCCGTATTGCAAGTCAAGGTCAAATCTTTTGTCGTTGTTCATAAGCATAATTTTATCAAGCCTCCTAAGTACATCAATACAGCAACTGCTTCAACAACAAACAAAGCATAGTCTTTTTGATAGACACCTGACCAAGTCCATAATCCGCTACCAATCAAACCAAACCAAAGGTTTAGTGGAAAGATGTTAAGGCTTGTCAAGGCAATTCCAATCAGACAAAGAGCTGTGCCAGTCCACTTAATCATTCGATTCCGTAACGTCCATTCGTTTAATCTCATGGTCAATTAAGTTTTTAGCAGATTGAACAGCCAAACTTAATCGTTTCATATCTTCTAAATGGTATTCTGCAATGATTCCATCAGGAATACGATAAGACTCTAACGATTGTCTAATAATTTCTTTTAGTGTTGTTTGAAACGATACCGGTTCATCGGAATCACCAAACCAAAAGCCATAATCAATAGAACCATTCTCAGCAATCCAAGCATAGCCATCTAATTTAATATTCTTCTTACTCATACTTTTCTCACTTTTGTCCACGCAGCTAAATGTACCGGATTACCATTAGAATCTTTACAATAGCTATACATACCATCAATGTGTCCGAACCAATACTCTGTTGCTAAATCCAACGCATCGTGTATTGGCGGTATTTTTATTTCATCATCAACAATCTTAAACTTATCGCCTTTTTGTAACTCATACAACGCACAATTATGGTCTGCAATATCGTGTTCGTTAATCATTTACCCTCCGCAATAAACTTATCAACGGCAACATCAATCTCGTTACCAATCATCCAGCGCCATTCACTCATGTCGCCATTACAGGCAATCACAGATGGAGCTACTAGGCTAGTATCAACATCCCATGACGCACTGCGTAGCCAGCGATAACGCTCTGCATCGGCATAGATTTCAGTGTTGTCCTGTATGCGACCAAAGACATCCTTATTTAGGGTTCGTAGTCGGTCAATCTCTAAGCATAGTGCGTTGATGTAATTGCGAGTAACAGAATACTCATCCTGTTTTGCATACTCTCTTGCTGCTTCAACTAAATCTTTCATAGTGTGTCCTGTATCTCTAACATTCGTCCGGTTTGTCCATTATACAACAATGCGCCACAATTACCAGTATAGCCACTGAAGCGGTTCTTTAATACACGCACTGAGGTAGTGTTACGCTCAATCATATCCTGTGCCTGTCCATTGCGCTCTAATCCTATCACAATGTCAGACAACTGAGCAATAGCACCGGAACCACGCAACTGTGCTAAGGACGTTGCAGCGCCTTCCTCATGACCCTTACTATCAGGACGTTTCAGATGTGAAACACAAATCAAAGCAATGCCTGTTTCTTGCACCAACATACGCAGCTTAGTCATTATGGAATCCAGAGCTTTGCGCTCATCACCAACATCGCCCCCACTAACAATAATACTAAGATGGTCAAGAAAGACGTAGCCACAATTAAGACCTTTAGCCATATAGCGCACTCTATTGACAATATTTTCCAAAGAAGTGCTGCCGAAATGGTCAAACAAATAAATGCGGTCACTTCCGAGTGTTCTATCAAAAGCATCTTTTAATTCCTCCGGTGATACATCAACATCAGGTAAATGAATAGGTTTGTTTACTGCCAAAGACATGAGGGAACGAGCAGTCTTACGCACTCCCTCTTCAAGAAACATAAGTCCGATTTTGTCAGTTGTCTTGTTAAGTATGTGCCATACAATCTCTCGCAGAAATTGAGATTTGCCAAGTCCGCTTCCTGCAGTGACCATGACAAGTTCCCCCTTGCGTATGCCATATGTGAGTTTATTAAGTCCCTCGTAAGGGTAGTCGCAATCAGCCTTCTCAATAGGAGCCGATACCAGTTCCCACAAAGTGTTACCTTGCACAATTCCATCAGGGATATAAGACTCAGCAGCCCACCAAGCATCAACAAATTCTTTGCCAGAACCATTCTCAAGATAATCACACGCATCCTTATATCCTTTCTTGTGCTTCATTACTTTAACTTTGCCACCAAACAACTCAGCAACTGCCTGTGCAGCCTTCTGACCCGGCTCATCCGCATCAAAACAAATCACAATGTTCTCGAATGAATCAATCCATTCATATTGCATTTTGCAATCCTTTAGCGCTGCTTGTGCGCCGTTGCGAACACTTACACAAGGATACTTACTACCTTGCATCTGATAACTCGCTAGAGCATCTAATTCACCCTCGCAGATGGTTAGATAGCGACCAGCTTTAGTAAATAGATTTTGTCCAAAAAGAGTAGCTTCTTTAAAGTCACCAGCAATCGAAAATGATTTAGTTTCAACATCCCTAGTCTTAACTGCCGACATAACTCCATCAGCATCAAAATAAGGGTAATAGTGTTTACCTTCGTTTTGTCTTACTCCGTAGGCTATGCAAGTAGCCGAAGTAATACCACGACTAGCAATAGAAAGAGAAGAAGAATTGTCATAAAAGTTTAAGTCCTTATTCATTGGTTTAACTACTTTCGTATGTGTTGTTGTCCCATCCCCAGCGACATAGGTTTCACAAGCAAAACAGTATTGATGATTGTCGTCAAACAAACTGTTTGCATCGCTACTTCCGCAGTTCTCGCAGGGAATGTGTTTGAGGTATTTAGAGTCCTGCACTATCGACATCCTGTAAATCATAAGCAATATCAAGCACTTCCTCTTTAGCAATCTTTTCTACTGGCATCTCTTCAACAGCACACCAGCAATCCTCTTCCGTATCGCCATAAACTGACACAGAATAAGACACAGTCACAGTAAATGTAGCAACAACACCAACAGGCTCTTCTTTGTAATAAATCATGGTTTCACCTCAATTATTCCTTGTTTAACTCGATAAGGATACCTAGATTCAACATAAAAGCATCTAAATACCCCGTCCTTAACACTTAACCATCCGTACCAATCGCTATATTTATCAGCATAATTACCACAAACCTCATGCTCTACCTCAAGCATAGCGATAGAATAGCCCATAAACGCACTAAAACAAGCTACAAGAGCATATCTCCACATAGATATACCCCTACCCTATACGATAGGGACTAAGCGGTCTACGGCTTGATTTAAGCGGTTTCTGAACTCTTCCATAACCACTTCATACCCGTACTGTCCGCACAATGCCACCATTTCCTCCAAAACAAAATGCTTGTGCATCTCTTCCTGAGCATATTGCAACTCTAAACCCGTCATTTCATCAAATTCATACATAAAATTCTCCTTGTTTTAGACATCTTATCCTAAAGTACATAAAAAACTGTTGTTTTTAGACACATTAAAAAAATAAAACACTTGACAACTTTTAAAAAATTCATTACAATGCCTTAACAACATAGACTATCGTTAGATTGTTGTTTTATGTAAAAACTATTAAAACCTATGCACAGTAACGATATAGCTATATAGGTCAATATTAGCGTTCCTCCCAGTATTCATCAACATCATCGTTATCATAGTCTTCTATGTAATCTCCGTCATCATCTAGCAACTCACCATTCCCAGTATCGCCCTCACTAATCAAGTCATGCCTTACCTGTATAGGTATATAAGCATCAACTGATTTTAAGCAAGTCGAACACATCTCCAAGAATTGCCTTGTTATGCCATGCCTTACAGTAGATTCATAGTCGTTTAATGCTGTATTGCAACAAATACATCTCATAATATAGCCCTTCTGAGCTGTTTAGCTCTTAGTTAATAGGTAGGTATCAAGTATACCCTAAAGTCGTCTATAAAGCCTGTC